GGTGAATCCCCCCCTCTTCCTCTAACGTCTATTAGCAGGTAGATGTGTCTTCTCTTATTTTGAAGATGAACATACTGTGGATTCTCGAGTGTATTGTGGCTACACAATATAGCTCAAAGAGCTTTTTAGCGAGTGTGTATTCGCTAGATTGCACACTCAAACTATTAAGTTCTGGATTTGGTGACTATTTCAGAACATTTCTTTGTTCGTATGTATTATATGTAATATATTCTGAATTTAAGGTTGCACTTTGGTGGTTCGTCCTACGCAGGAATCACCATGCAAATTCAAAAGTTTTGTCATTCCCTATACTTCGGGCAAAACTTCAACAATATTTTATTGTTAATTATAGGGCGGTCTAGTATCAATCGTTATATGACCTAAATATGTAGTATGCACGCCACTACGTATTTAGTATTTTAAGTGCAGCACCTAGCTCAAGGTTATGAGCCCTTATATAAAATGGAACACTTTTTATTTTTTGAAATTTTTGAAAATTTAGGCAATACCGGATTTTCCGCGATTAGGTATTGTAGCGCAGCTTTTGCTGACATTTTATTTATTATAGGTGAAACACAGCCATATTACTACATTATATTGACTTTATTGTTATATAATGTGCTATATGGGAATTACATAAATTTACTAGCTGATAACTTTGAGAAGCATTATTTACTTATTTTCAAAGCTTCAGTTATTAAGCTTATTTATTTATTTGCAGACCCATATAGTAGTGGTTTGGGTTTAAGCATTATTCTATTTAGTTCATTAATTAACTTCATACAAGAAGAATATAGGGACTTAATTTTCTTTAGTCTATTATATTTTAGAACGTGTTGTGAATGGATAATGATCTATTTATTTGGTGTGTATGTGTTGGATATACTTAAAAATCCAACAGGCTATATTATTGGAGACATACTTCTCCAGATTCTTATTAATTTTCATCAAAGAGTGCTAGAGAGTATGCATTTTTATGGGATAGAATTGTTGCCGAAGCAGAATATTTCCATACTTGAAAATTTTTGTAAAGGACTCGGATTGAAAATCTCGGGTTCTTTTTATGTTAGTTTCTTTATGGATAAGATAGAATCCGCTATACTAGCGATGTATAGCTTAACACAAGTCAAGGACTTTAAGGGTTTTATAAGTGTGTTAATGATGTTTTGTAAACAAGTGGGGGCACATTCCCACCTTACGAAAATATCTGAATACTGGCAATACTTTTGGAGGTATTTTAGTATTAGTCCTGCATCCAACGGTGACAATTTCTTTGATACATTACGCAGTTGGCTAGATGGTACGGGTGGAATATCGGATTTCACGTACCACATATCCATTGTTGTTAGTTGGCTTATGTCTTGCGCTTTTGTTTCTGATAGAATTCCTAAATTTAGTGTTGACATGGTCGAAACTTTCTTGGACTATGTGCGTAATAATTCTTTTTATAAGAAATCAACAAATCCTGTACTTACCCTTATGGATAGTGCAACTTTCCTCTTGTCAGGAGGATGGAAAGCACTATTTCATAGTGATTATTCATACTTGTTTAGAGTTGATAATTACCACAAATGGTACAATGACCTACGACGAATTGCTGATGGAGTAAATGAATTATCAACCATCAAAAGCGGCAAGCATGAATATTTTAAAGATTTACAGCATTTTTCCACAGAGCTCACTAATATAAAGCACCGTGGAGAAAGGTTTGTGTGTCAATTAGATGTTGGACATAAAAACATATCTCGTGACGCGTTAAAAACCATGAACAATCAAATGAATTTAATTGGTAACATTAGGAGGCAATTTTCTATCTTTACTAGTTCTAGTGAATTGAGGAAGGTGCCCTTTGTTGTATCGTTAATAGGAGAACCTGGAGTAGGCAAATCTACAATACTTTCTTGGTTGAGGACGCAGTATGCGCTCATGCATGGTTTAGAAAATTCACCAGAACATATTTATACTGTCCCTCCTTCAATTGAGAGATGGGATGGCTATAGGGATCAATGGTGTCTTACAATAGATGATTTAGGTGCCTTAAGACCACAATTAAGACCAGATGAAAATAATTTTAGGATTATTGACATTGTGGGTAACACTCCAGCTCTAACCGCACAGGCGGCCATAGAAGACAAAGGGGTGACTTTCTTAAAGGCCCAATTCGTTACTGTGACTTCTAATAATCGAGATTTTGATTTAACACAGTATTTTAACAATCCAGGAGCAGCTTCGCGGCGATTACCATTGAGGTATGAAGTGAAGTTAAGACCAGGTAAAAGTGAATTAGGGGTTGTCTCACAGTACACTGTACAGGAAATCAATGAAGTTTATGCATTTGATATTTTTGTACTTACTGAGGTGACGAATAATAAAGCCCTTTTTACTCAGACCGCAAGTGATGTTACAATGGACTTCTTGCTACGGGATTTAGCAGAGCGTATCACAAAACATGATGCAAGACAGAATCAGGTTATTCTTAATGATAACTTAATATCTAAAATGGAGTTATGTGCTTGTGGTATATTAATAGGAGCATGTTCGCAGTGTGCCAAACCTGTTGCCAAACGTAACAAATCCCTTTGGAGCGCTACCATCAATACTCTTAGAGATTTTATTTGGCTCCAGACTATAGTTGGAATGGCTCTGTTTGCCTTTGATCCTGAAAGACTTATGTATACAATTAGAGTAAGAGGTTACATGTTATACAGTGTGGTTTGGGACGTGAAGCGGAGTGTTAAGAGTTTTCTCGTTCAGAGATCTTACATTCCACATCACACAAGGAACACATTACCAAGCGTACATGGTCTATTCAAGTCCGCATATTTGTATTACTTTTGTGATATATACCCACCTGAAGAATTTGGGAAGAATTTTAGTAAGTGGGAGAGATTTTGTAAGTGGACGTATTTCGTGTCAGACCCAATGTATTTTATGACTTGGGATTTGAATAATGATTATGACTTCGAAAATGTATCTAATATGTATGAGAGGATCGAATTAGGTGGTAAATATAAGGATGTGTTTAGATATATTAACTGGATAACTCTCTTTATAAGTATGATATCACTTACTCAAGTATATAAGCACTATGTGGGTAGCGAATCAAAACAGGAGAGGATCAAGCCTGTAACAATTATAGACCAAGCTCAAGCTTGGAAAGAATCTATAACTACATATTTCACAAGTGATCAGAGTTCAGTTGATTTCCAGACCGTGAGTAAAAGAGTTAGGGATAATTATTACACATTCGTGTGTCAAAATGATGTTGAGAGTTACAAAAATGTAGCAATATACATTTTTGACAACTGGTTTGTTACGGTTTACCATGGTTATAGGCCAAATTATCAGCTCTACCTTATTAAGGAATACAATGGTGTAAAATCTGTTGTGCGTGTAGATCACTCCACAGTGCGTATAGAGAAGGAAAGAGATTTAGTATTTTTTCAATGCCACAATGTGGCACCCAGAAAGTCTTTATTACCTTTCTTCTCAACCATAGATGATATTATTGGAAATCTCACTTGCGCCCTAATCGGTGCACATGCTGGTGAGAATGGACCTAACAATAAAGGTGAGGTAATGTGTATAGCCGAAGTTTATGATTCTCTAGTCTATGGGGATTATACATTGTCTAAGTCTTATATGATTCATGTGAACACGATAGGTGGCATGTGTGGTTCTTTATTGATTCACAGGGGAACTGGGAATAGGAGTAGGATTATAGGTTTACTCGTCGCTGCGTCCATAAATGGGCCCTCGTGGGTAACTCCTATTTCTGCTTCAATTATTCTTAAGAATTGTAGAAGTTCTTTTCTCTTTCCACCTCAACCAATGAGTTCACTTAGTTATGTTCATTTTCTTAATGAACCTAATTGTAGTGAATTGCCTTTGTCAGATATAAGTATCTTCAGATATATTGGTGAAATGGGGAGTCTTGAGCCTTTGTGTTCAACGACTATTAATAAAAACCCGACAATGAAATCACGAGTTTATAAAAACCCGTTATTTTATGACAGCGTCTTTGCTGTAGAACCAGATGTTGGACTTTATGGCATTCCTATCTTTAATTCTAAGAAAGGGACAAGGGTAAGCCCACTTAAGAAGAATTTATCGCATATTAAGGCTATGAAGGTTGATATAGGTGTTCCTGCTCTGGAACACGCATCACTTGACTATTTGAAGAGATTTGATCTCACTCAGATACCAAAGTTCAAGCCTCTTGAGGCGAACGTTAGCATAAATAGTTGGAACAATATACCTGGACTCAAGTTTAGCACGTCTTTGGGGTTTCCCTGGAAGTGTAAAAAGAATGCTCGTCTTCCAAATCGAGAGGAAACCCATTTTGTGCAAAATATTGATGGGACGTGGAAAATGGATATTTACCATTATGAAAAAGTTTATGAGCTTATATCCCTATTGGAGAAAAGAGTCCTTGTATCACCCCCTTTTTGTGGATCTCTTAAAGATGAAAAGAGACTTTTATCTAAGATAGAGGAGGGTTTAATAAGGCTCTTTGCTGGAGCAAACATCCATCTCACTATAGTTATGCGCATGTATTTCATGCCTTTAATATCTTTTTTAACAAGTGACTTTTCACGTTCAGAGATGGCAATAGGTGTGAATTCTTTTTCTTGCAAGTGGAAGCACTTCTATAAATATTTGACGAACTTTGGTGAAGATAGACTTGTTTTTGGGGATTTCTCGAAATTTGATAAGAATATGGGCCCAAGACTCATACTTAGTGCGTTTTGGATTCTGAGAAGATTAGCCAAATTGATGGGATATAGTGAACAAGATCTCACTGTTCTCGAAATGATTTCATGGATAATAGCTTACCCTATTATAGAATGTAAGGGTGATTTAGCACAGTGTATAGGGTCGAATCCATCGGGACATGTGTTAACAACAATTATTAATTGTATTGTGAATTCATTATTGCATAGATTAGCTTATTATACGCATTTTACTCGGGAATTTAACTTAGTAGTTAATTTACTGACTTATGGAGATGATTGTGCATATGGTGTCCATAAGTCAGTGGACTTTTCACACACAATAGCTCAAATAGCTTTTGTGGGCCTGGGTTATAAGTACACGATGGCTGATAAGCAATCGCAATCGCGACCTTTTATCCATATATCTCAAGGTACGTTCCTCAAGCGCTACTTTAGGAAATATAGTAGCAAAACAGGTGATTATATTTTAGATCCTTTGGAACCCCTTTCATTGTATTTGATGTTAGCTTGGTCGTTCCAAGGGGGTTTACTAGAAGATGATAGAGCAGCACAAATACTTTATCAAGCTGAATTAGAGATTCTAAGGCAACCTAATTACGAACAAAAGAGACTCCGACCCTTACTAGATGAGTGTTGGAGCATTCTTTTTGAGCAAAATCCTTATAGGTCACGCGTGTATTTTGACGCGGATAGCACCTTCGAAAAACTCTTAGCAGAAGATGAAGTAGTGATGGATTTTCCATCTGACCAGGCGGGACTCTGGTCGTCTGAGAGTTATAAGTACATAACTGACCTGCTCCTCGGACCTAAAAAGACCATTGAAGATTCATGAGCACAGGATCTTCTCTTAATTGTAGCTCTCGTGGCCTAGCCACACGTGGTTTTAAACCAATAGAATGTCGAAATTAAATTTAAACTTTATGAGTTTGTTGATCTCTAAAACAACAGAAGACTTAATAATATTTCCAGCAACGGATATAACTACGCCCTTGATTATTCAAGAGCAACCTGTTGCCACTTTTATAGATGGTGGTCAGAAAACTGAAGAGAACGACAATAGTGTTGATTTGACCAAAATAGACAGATTGTCCAATCTGAGTGATTCAAATATTGGCAAGTATCTATGCAGGCCAACTCTAATAGCAAATCTTACTTGGACATATGGTGGTGCAGTTAATACTTTTATTGAACCGTGGTTTGACTTTTTGAATAATTCATTTGTTGCGAGTAAGGTGGCTAATTATCATCTTATAAGAGGCAAAATGAAAATTAGAGTTCTACTCAATGGAAATAAGTTTCATATGGGTAGACTCTCAGTAGGATGGTATCCCAATGAAACACTGGGACTGTTATCAGAGTTTACATTAGATTCAAGGAGGAATACTATGGTTCCTGGGACAAGAGATAAACCTCTTGCGCCTAATAAGAGTGAGACATTTGAAATGACAATTCCTTTCTTTTATCCTTATCCTTATATATCAATAAGTGATTATAATAATACTGATAGATCTGTAGGTGATATCAGAATAATGTCTTTAACTCCATTAACCACATCCAACGCTGTGGTAGTTAATGCCAATATTGCTGTTTATGCTTGGCTTGAAGAAGATTATGAATTGCTAGTTCCCCGACCGGTGTCTCAGAAATCCAAGCCAATAGCGATATCCTCACAAGAAAATGAGCAGGAACCTAATGGGTTAATTTCTAATGTTACTTCTGCATTTGCATCAGCAGCTGGGGAGCTCACACAACTACCAGTAATAGGACCTATGGCTGAGACTGGGCAAAACATACTTAACAAAATCACTCGAGTTGCGCGTATATTTGGGTTTTCCAGACCTAATATAATAACCGATCCTATGTATGTTAAAAATCAACCATTTTCTTCAATTTCTAATACAAGTGGGAATGAAACTGTGTCCAAGTTGTCCTTCGATCCCAAGCAATCTATATCTAATGAATTATCACTGGTGGGATTAAGTCCTATAGATCAAATGGCCATTAAGGCTATATCAGAAGAGTGGTCTCTTTGGTACACAGTACCATGGTTGACGACAGACGTATTTAATACTACTATAACGGAAATGCTTGTCACACCAGGAATGATATCTAGGGTGGCACTCACTAAATTGAGTTTACAAACGAGAGTTGCTTATGCTTCTTATCCATTTGAATACTGGAGTGGTGGATTGGAATACAAATTCGTAATCACCTCAACCGTGTTTCATTCAGGACGTTTGGCTCTTTCTTATGACCCATATGGTGCAGTCCATGCTGTAGCAAATTCCAACTCTCAGTATATGCAATATTTTGACCTTACTGAAACAGACGAATTTACGGTTGTGGTACCTTGGATGCAATCTGAACCATATAAGCTTACGGGTGGAAATTTAACAAATGAATTTCATGATCCTGTTGCAGTTATTTATAATTCTGCAATTTCTAATGGATCACTCAGATTATCTGTTGTGAACCCTCTTGTAGCTCCAGACCCAGCAGGGAACGTTGAAATTCTAGTGTTTGTAAGAGCGCATCCTTCCTTTGAAGTATTTGTGCCTTCTACATCCATTTCTAATTCTTTTACTCCTTTCCCAGCTTCTGAGGTTGTTGTGTTTGGATCTAATAAACCTGAAAGTGAAATATCTGCAAAACCTTTAGTATACTTTGGGGAGAAAGAGGTGTCTTTCAGATCTTTGCTTAAGCGTTATATGATACATCACGCTAACAATACTGCACTCGTTAATGGTGATTTCTCAGCTATTTACAAATATGATCAAGGAGCTTTTCCATATCCAAATACTGATAATTTGCTTGCTGGAAATTTTTCCTGGGCAGCTGGTTCCAATCCTGTAAATAATACTCTTTTATCTTATTTAAGGTTTTCTTATGCAGGTTGGAGAGGCTCTATTCGGTGGAAATTTACTTCAACTCCAGCTCCTAGTCCTGCTGTCATTGGAACTATTAAAGCAACTCGAGATCCCAACCAACTTGGTGTTGGTGGAACTTTTAGCCCACTACTTAATTCTACATTAACATTTGCTGCAAGTTCAGTGTGTAATAATGTTTCGGCGTTTGGAAATGATTGGTTGGGTAGTGCACTCACTCATTTTGATAATATGCCATCTCTTGAATATGAAGTACCTTTTTATAATAATGCAAGATACTGCCAAACTGGGATAAATTCAATGATGCCCTCTTTGACAAATGATTTTTGCAATGAAGACACCCTTGCATCCTCTGTTAGGATGCACGTTACTATGAAAGATGGTAGCGATGCAGATTTGCTAGTAACTACTAGTTATGTAGCTGCAGGGGATGATTTTCAATTTCTTTACTTTATTGCACCTCCTATCTGGAGGACTTATGCATAGTTTGAGTATAGTAAGTCACG